GACGCAATGCACTACTCTGTAGGTCAAAGCGTTTATGGTGGACATACTATAGATTGCATCTTACATGATGAACAATCTAATTCTTACAGTATTTATATAAGAAAAGGAGATGAGGTAATGCCATGGAAAAAGTTTAATCCTAACATGGCAATATCCGTTGAATATGATTTAGAATATTAAATGAGAAGTCTATATGATTTTATCGTCAAGCCGCTTGGTGATAAATATGACAACGAAATAAAGCTAGGAGACGTTACACTAATACTAAACACTAAAATTGAAAACTTTAAAGCAGTTAATAATTTAGCTATAGTAGTTGAAACTCCAAAAGCTTTTAAAACAGATATTAAAAAAGGAGACATAATAATAATACATCATAATGTATTTAGAGTTTTTTATGATATCCGAGGTAATAAGAAAAAAAGTAGATCATACTTTAATGATGATTTATATTTTTGTTCAGCAGATCAAATATATTTGTATAAGAATACCGGGGATTGGAAATCATTTGGCGACAGATGCTTTGTAATGCCTTTGAAAAACAAAGACACTTTAAGGTCACAAAAAGAGCAAGAACTTATTGGTATACTAAAAATCGGTAATAGTTCATTAAAAGCACTTAATATCAACCCAGGAGACACGATTGGATTTACTCCAGGTAGCGAATGGGATTTTATTATAGATGATCAAAGAGTTTATTGTATGAAATCTAATGATATTGTAATTAAGTATGAACACAAAGGAAACGAAGAAGAATATAATCCAAGCTGGGCATGTAGCAGTTGAAGAATTAATTAAGGTAGCTAAGGAGGCTATTATTGATTCTGAAGATGATATATCTGCTGACAGATTAAAAAACGCTGCAGCTACAAAAAAACTAGCTATATTCGATGCCTTTGAAATACTTACTAGAATAGAGGAAGAAGAAGAAAAACTAAATGACAAACCAAAAGAAGCTACAGGAGAAAAAGCTTTTAGGGGTTTTGCAGAAGGGAGATCTAGGTAATGTACGAGCAAACTTTAGTAAAAATATTAAAAGACCATATAAAGCCTACTATATTTAAAAGATTAAATAGGTATAAAAAATGGGAGTATGGCTACAACAAAGAACATGACGTAGTTGTTATTAGTAAAACAGGTCAAATAGGACAGGTTTACGAAATACAGGGAATTAAGATAGCTCTACCTAAAGAAGATGACGTGGTTACTTTTGATGGAAATAGATGGAAATATTCTGAATATCCAAAAGAACTAAATAGAATTAAATCAGTATTTGATTGGGATGAATACCCGGTTGAGTTTAAAGAAAAATGGTATGACTATATTGATACAGAGTTTAAAAGGCGTGAAGAAGGTTTTTGGTTTTATAACAAAGACAAGCCTTCTTATATTACTGGTACTCACTACATGTACTTGCAGTGGTCCAAGATTGATGTTGGGCAACCAGATTTTAGAGAATCAAACAGATTATTCTTTATATTCTGGGAAGCTTGTAAAGCAGATGTACGGTGTTACGGACTGTGTTATCTTAAAAACAGGAGATCGGGTTTCTCTTTCATGGCTTCAGGCGAGACAGTCAACCAGGCAACCATTTCCACAGACTCACGATTTGGTATTCTTTCAAAGTCCGGGCCAGATGCCAAAAAGATGTTTACTGATAAGGTCGTCCCCATCTCAGTCAACTATCCTTTTTTCTTCAAACCAGTCCAAGACGGAATGGATAGGCCGAAGACGGAACTTGCGTACAGGGTACCAGCGTCCAAATTCACCCGTAAAAAACTTGACTCCAATGAAAAGCTACAAGAGATCACGGGTCTCGACACAACGATCGACTGGAAAAACACGGGAGACAACTCCTACGATGGTGAAAAATTAAAACTACTAGTACATGATGAAAGTGGAAAGTGGGAAAGACCAACAAATATATTAAACAATTGGAGGGTAACTAAAACTTGTTTAAGATTAGGTTCAAGAATTATAGGTAAGTGCATGATGGGATCAACATCAAACGCTTTAGATAAAGGTGGTGAGAATTTTAAAAAATTATATTATGATTCCGACGCAACAAAAAGAAACGCCAACGGACAGACTCGTTCAGGACTCTATAGTTTGTTCATACCTATGGAATGGAACTACGAAGGATACATTGATTCTTATGGATTTCCTGTATTTGAAAAACCAACAAAACAAACCGAAGGCCCCGATGGGTCGCTAATAACTCAAGGCGTAATTGATTATTGGAATAATGAAGTAGAAGGATTAAAGGGAGATCAGGATGGTTTAAACGAATACTATCGTCAGTTTCCAAGAACAGAACAACATGCCTTTAGAGACGAGGCAAAACAATCTCTGTTTAATTTAACAAAGATATACGAACAAATAGATTATAACGAAGACTTAAGAAATACAGCTATAATAACCACAGGAAGTTTTATGTGGGAAAACGGTATCAAAGATACTAAGGTTGTTTTTGTACCAAATAAAAATGGTAGGTTTAATGTTAGCTGGGTTCCTCATGTAGGACTTCAAAATAGAGTTATTGTAAAAGGCGGTGTAAAATATCCTGGTAACGATCACTGTGGCGCTTTCGGGTGTGACAGTTATGATATATCTGGAACCGTTGATAAGAGAGGATCTAATGGTGCTTTGCACGGTTTAACTAAGTTTAGTATGGAAGATGTTCCACCTAATAGATTCTTTTTAGAATATATAGCTAGACCGCAAACCGCTGAGATATTTTTTGAAGACGTATTAATGGCTTGTGTATTTTACGGAATGCCAATACTTGCTGAAAATAACAAACCTAGGTTATTGTATCATTTTAAAAGAAGAGGCTATAGAGGCTTTTCAATGAACAGGCCTGATAGAAGATTAAACAAATTATCTGTAACTGAAAGAGAAATAGGTGGAATACCTAATTCAAGTGAGGATATAAAACAAGCACACGCTGCAGCTATAGAATCTTATATAGAAACTTGTGTTGGGCAAACAGAAGCTGGTTATGGAGATATGTATTTCCAAAGAACATTAGAAGATTGGGGTAAATTTAATATAAACAATAGAACAAAGCATGATGCTTCTATAAGTTCAGGACTTGCCATAATGGCTTGTAATAAAAATTTATATTCACCAGTTAGTCCAGTGCAAAAGAAAGTTTACGATTTAGGAATTAAAAGATATGACAATAGAGGTTCTTCGTCTAAAATATTAAGATAAATGAAAATACAAACAAATACCGATAGTTCTTTCCCTAACCAAGTTGTTAGCGACGAAGTAAAAGCTAGTTACGATTATGGCTTACAAGTCTCTAGGGCTATTGAACAAGAGTGGTTCAATCAAGGAAGAGGTAATGGTAATAGATATTTAAACAACTGGAATAGTTTTCACACACTACGGTTATACGCCAGAGGTGAACAATCAATACAAAAATACAAAGATGAATTATCTATAAATGGTGACTTGTCTTATCTTAATTTAGATTGGAAGCCTATACCAGTAATATCAAAGTTTGTAGATATTGTTGTAAACGGTATGTCTAATAAGTCTTATGACATAAGTGCTTTTGCACAAGATCCTTTTTCTGTAAAACAAAGAACGGATTATGCGGCTGCGGTTGAAAGAGACATGAACACTAAAGAAGCTCTTGTTAATATTAAAGAAAACCTAGGTATGGATTTTTCTTTAACAGGAAGCTTAGAAAGTTTACCCGAAAATCAAGAAGAGTTAGATGTTCATTTACAAATGACCACTAAACAAAATGTTGAAATAGCGGAAGAAGAAGTTATAAATAATGTATTAGCTTTTAATAAGTACGATCAAACAAAGAAACGTTTAGCTCAAGATTTAACTACTATTGGTATTGGGGCTGTTAAAACATCTTTCAATAAATCAGAAGGAATAGTAACTGACTATGTTGATCCGGCTAATATGATTTATTCATATACAGAAGATCCAAACTTCGAGGATATATATTATGTAGGAGAAGTGAAGTCTATATCATTAGCGGAACTTAAAAAACAATTCCCATCATTATCAGCATCAGAGTTAGAAAAAATACAAGATATGCCTGGTAATTCTCAATATGTAACTAATTGGGGAAATTATGATGCTAACACAATACAAGTTTTGTACTTTGAATATAAAACATATTCAGATCAAGTATTTAAAATAAAGAAAACAGAACAAGGCTTAGAAAAAACATTAGAAAAGTCAGATACATTCAACCCACCTGAAAACGATAACTTTGAAAGAGTATCAAGAACAATAGAAGTTTTATATTCAGGAGCTAAGGTTTTAGGTACAAATACAATGTTAAAGTGGGAGATGGCTGAAAATATGACCAGACCTACAGCGGATACTACAAAAGTAATGATGAATTACTGTATATCAGCTCCTAGAATGTATAAAGGACGTATAGAATCTATAGTTAGTAAAATTACTAGCTTTGCTGATATGATCCAAATAACACACCTTAAACTACAACAAGTAATGTCTAGAATAGTACCAGATGGTGTATTTTTAGATATGGATGGGTTAGCTGAAGTTGATTTAGGTAACGGTACTACATACAATCCAGCAGAGGCATTGAATATGTATTTTCAAACAGGTTCTGTTGTAGGTAGATCATTAACACAAGACGGAGAATTAAATAGAGGTAAAATACCAGTACAAGAATTATCATCTTCAAGCGGGCAAGCTAAAATACAAAGCTTAATAGGTACGTATCAATATTATCTACAAATGATAAGAGACGTAACCGGATTAAACGAAGCAAGAGATGGAAGTGCTCCGAGTAAAGATGCATTAGTGGGTTTACAAAAAATAGCAGCTAATGCTTCTAATATTGCAACCAAGCATGTATTAGACTCTTTATTATACTTAACCGTTAGAACTTGTGAAAACATTAGTTTAAAAGTTGCTGATGTTATTGAAAATCCTTTAACTGAAAACGCTTTAACAAATGCTATAAGTACATTTAATACAAAAACTCTTGAAGAGTTAATGAATTTACAGCTACATGACTTCGGTATTTATTTAGAATTAGAACCAGAAGAAGAAGAAAAAGCTTTATTAGAACAAAATATACAAGTTGCTTTACAAACACAAGCTATTCAATTATCTGACGCTATTGATATTAGGCAAATTAAAAATATAAAATTAGCTAATCAATTCTTAAAGCTTAGACAAACTCAAAAGATTAAGAGAGAACAAGAGCAACAACAAAGAAATATACAAGCTCAAGCTCAAGCAAATGCAGAGTCTGCTGAGAAAGCTGCTATGTATGAAGTTCAAAAACAACAAGCATTAACTGCTGAAAAAGTTAGCATTGAACAAGCTAAGTCTCAGTTTGAAATAGAAAGAATGCAAACAGAAGCTCAAATAAAAAGAGAGTTGATGGCTGAAGAATTTCAATACAACATACAGTTAGCTCAAGCTCAAATAGGTGCAGCTCAAGCAAAAGAGCAAGAAATAGAAGATAGAAAAGATAAAAGAATTAAAATGCAAGGTACCCAACAATCTGAATTAATAAATCAAAGACAGACAGATGGTTTACCTAAGGACTTTGAATCATCAGGAAATGATGTATTAGGCGGGTTTGGATTAGAACAGTTTGGGCCTAGGTAAGATTACAAACAATTATTTAATTATATTATATTATGTCAGAAGTAAAACAAGAAGGGGATTTTAAAATTAAATCCAAGAAAAAAAGCCCTAAAAAATTAGGCAACCAATCTAATGAGCCTATAAAGGTTAATATAGATGAGGTTAAAGAAAATACAACCGAAGATACTGCTAAGGTAATAATACCTGAAGTAAAAGAAGAAGTTGTTATAGTTAGTGAAACTAAAACAGAAGAACAAGCTCAAGATGGTTTGATTGAGGTTATTGAAGAAGATGAAGATGATACTGAAGAAGTTATCGAACAGCAAGCTCAACCAGTAGTTGATCAAAGAGTATTACCGGAAAACATTGAAAAGCTTGTTAGCTTTATGGAAGATACTGGCGGTACCGTAGAAGATTATGTTAGATTAAACGCTGACTATTCTAGCATCGATGATAAAGCATTGTTAAAAGAATATTATAAAAAAACAAAACCATATTTAGAATCTGATGACGTAAGTCTTCTTTTAGAAGATTATGATTACGACGAAGATATAGATGAGGAAAGAGATATACGCAAAAAGAAAATTGCGTTTAAAGAAGAAGTTGCAAAAGCAAAAGGCTTTTTGGAGAACACTAAGAGTAAATATTACGACGAGATCAAGTTGAGACCCGGCGCTACTCAAGAACAACAAAAAGCAACAGAGTTTTTCAACCGATACCAAGAGGATCAAAGAGTAGCTGATCAACAGCACGCGGATTTTAAATCAAAAACAAACGATTATTTTACAAAGGAGTTCAAAGGTTTTGAATTCAATGTAGGTGAAAAGAAGTTTAGATATGGTTTACAAGATCCGTCGAAAGTTGCAGAAAACCAATCCAGTATTAATAACTTCGTAGGAAAGTTTCTTGACGATAGTGGTAATATAAAGGATACTAAAGGTTATCACAAAGCTATTTATTTAGCTTCTAATGCTGACAAGATTATTAATCATTTTTATGAACAAGGTAAAACAGATGCTACTAAAGAAATAATTAGTAAATCTAAAAACCCAAGCACAGAACCTAGACAAACTGGGACAGGTGAGTTTGTAAATGGAATAAAAGTCAAATCGATTAGTGGCTACGATAACTCTAAACTTAGAATTAAAACAAAAAAATTTAACTAAAAAAATTAAAAATTATGGCAAATGTAAGTCCAGCGTTCGGGAGTTTAATCCCAACGCAAAAAAAGCAAGCCTTAGAGGGCAATTATTTAAACTTTACTGATGGGACGAATGATTTCGCACAACAGTACTTACCAGAAATCTATGAAGCTGAAGTAGAGCGTTATGGAAATAGAACCTTAAGTGGTTTCTTAAGAATGGTA